CCGCCAAAGCCCGCTATTAATCTTGAAGCAACTGCAGTACAGCAAGCAATTAAAGCTGTCAGCGAACAGGTACAGATTCCCCCTAAGATTGACTTTGAAGCGGCAGCCAATGCGTTTGTCAAAGTTGATGAATTCAAAACCACTGAAATGGGGGACCTTCAACAGAGCCTGGAAAAACTTGCAATCGGCATGGTTGCGCTTGATCAAGGCAAAGAATGGCCTGTTACCAAGCAGAGGCCGGGTCAGAAAAAAGGAGAATTTGAAACTGCACGAGACTTTGAGTCTGAAGCTATCCGCGACTGGTATGTAAACACCTATCTAAAGCGACCAGTTGGAGCAACGGTTCCTCCTGAAGACGAAGTAAAAATGGAGGAAACTGCCGAGCCCCAGGTTCGCACGTTTGAAAGCATTACTTCTGACAGAAAATCGCTAGATGCTTTTGTCCAAGAAAACCTTGACGCCGTACAAGAGATTCTTGCTGATAAAACACCACAGGGTAAACCCTCGTCAACAAGTCGCAAGAATTTTAGCACCTTGGAAAAGCTTCTTGGAAGCAAGATTCCATTCAGAAACAAAGAAAGTCTTAGCAAGGCAGCACTTCGACAGCCATTTATTGACCAGCTTCAAGACTCCGTAAACCGAGTTCTTGCAGAGCAAGCGCCTGCAACAGACGCAATTGAAGACACACTGCCCGCTTGGAAAACGGTCACTAAAGAACAACTCGACCGTTGGGACACAGAAATTGGCCCCAAAGAAAGCGTTATGGTATGGGGTCGCCGCCCCGATTCTGATCGTTGGGTTGTCGAAAGGGGCTACAACCGACAATACGCCACAGATACGACGGGGTGGGGGCTTGGGCTTCCAAATTATCCGGGCGAAACCAGAGAAGGCCAAGATTCCAAAAAGGGAAGATTGCTGGCTTGGTACCCGTATGGATGGGACCCCAACAAGCAAGTTGCTATTGCTCCCCAGGTCAGAGAAATAATTGACGTTGTTGGAGAGCAGCCACCCGCAACAGACGCAATTGAAGAAGCGGAAAACCCCCTTGACGCTTTGCAGCAGATTGTAAAGTTCACAGTTGAAGATTCTCTCACTGAGGAAGAGTCTTCCGACCTCGACCAAGCTGTTGAGGGCCTTGACGATCTACTCAACGACGAAAGCTTTGACCTTGACGAAAATGACGACATTTCCTGGTCGAGCATGTACTCAGAGGAGCAGGGACCGCGCCTGAGCAGGGCGGCAGAAAAGAAGGTGGTGCCAAAGCTGATCGACGCAATGGCCGCCATGTCAAAAACCAAGACGCCGTCGTTTTATGAAATGGCAAACGTCCTGCTCAAGAAAAACAAGAACATCCCCATTTCACTGCTGGTTGACGCATACAAGCCTGTCTATCAGTCCAAGGGAGGCGCAACAGAAAGAGCGACTGGCACACAGTTGTCAATGACCAACCCAGATTTCTTGGATCAGCTTCTTCTTGAAAACCCGGATGGTTTGAAAGAACGAATCAAAAACAAGGGAACAACAGACGGCATTGACCCAGCTCTTGTATTGTTCGATTATGGCTACTCTCAGCCCAAGCAACTCACGGACAAAAATGGGTCATATTGGCTTTTCCGCCACTGGCCAAACGAGCTTAACAAGCCTTTGAATCACATTTTTGGCCAGGTGGGCACAAAGCGCATCGGCAATTTGGACACGTTTGAAAAGTACACTGGCCTTAAAGCCAAAAAAATTACTTTCGGGCAAAAAAGAAAACTTAAAGGTGAAACAACGGCTAATTGGGAAGCCCGTAAAGGGTCCCTGCCAGACGAAGTAAAGGTATACATAGATGAAAACCCCACACTCGGATTCGCTCGTGGCATTCAACTCTCCGAAGAGACAGGAGGCACTGAGGCGGTTCAGAGACGATCCGAAATTGCAGCAAAGGGTACAGCAGCCAGAGCTGTCAACCTCGAACGACAACGAGAGGATGAATTCTCTGTCAGAGAACTCAGCGATAAGGAATACGCATCTCGTGTCTCGGAACTTACCCGGAACGCAATTGAACGGGGCAGGGCCGCTGGACTTACTGAAAGCACTATACGGAGCCAGCTCGCAGACATCGGGCTGATTACCGAAGGTTTCTTTGGTGACAAGAAGCTGACCAAAAAGGAAAAAGATCACGGCGTCAAGCCCGGACCCAAGGATGTTTTCATCCTGGCAAACGAAGCTGGCACAGGTAAAACTTATGTTCTTCTTGGTTCAGCCGCAGAGATCTTGAACCGGGACCCGAACGCAATCATTACTTACGTCACAACCGGAGCCAACCTAAAGGAACAGATCCGCGAAGACGGAAAGAACATCCTCCTTGAAGACGGGACACCTGTTACCGACAGAATGAGGCTTGTCTCGTATGCTGAACTCCGCCGAATTTCTCCAGAAGAAACGGGCGAAGTCTCAGACGATCTGCAAGCATTTCTTGACGAGCTTGAAAGCGAAGAGCCGAAGGGCCGACCCCTGTTTATCTTGGACGAACCCGACAGTGAGCTTGCTGGGGTTCCAAACCTTTCCAAGACCACAGGAATAGTCACCGCACATGTAATGGGACAAATTAAACAGCAAGGCGGAATGACAATCATTTCGTCAGCTACGCCGTTTAAGAACCCCTACCACGCCAAGTACCTTGCCGCTACCGGGGTGTTTGGAAGCCCCAAAAACCATTTCAATCCCAAGACTAAAACCCAAGTAATGATTTCTGGGTTTGATAGTTGGGCTGCAATGCACGGGGCAAACTTGGTAAGCGCTACGGACAAAAAAACTGGCGAAGTAACACTTGCGGCCAGTTGGTGGACTTCGGACGAAGTAGAAGCTCTTCGACGAGCCCAAGAAGAGTCCAAGAACGCGATGGAGTGGTTCCGCAAGCGCGGCATGTTTACGCGCCGAACCAAGGTCCTGCCTAAAACAATCACCATTGAAAAGGACGGCAAGGACACCGAAGTCAATTTCGTGGAAATGAACTTCACCCAGGTTGACGTTTCTTCGGAAATGATTCCTGACGCCGAAATGGCGTATTGGGAATACGCAGACACCTTGACCACGACCGTGGAAAAATTGCAAGAAGAAGGCGGTGGCATCAACCAAAACACTCACGCATGGGTTGTAAACAAACTCAAGCGGATTAGTGAGGGGGCAAAGGCCGAAAGCGCAAAGGGAATTATTCAAGACCACCTGGAAAACGGAAAGCAAGTAATTGTCTTTACCGAAACAAAGGCCGAAACCCCGGTTGGCGAATTCAAAAGACCCGAAAAATGGCTGGACGCAAAGGGCAAAAAAGATACAAACATCTATTCAAAGAATCAGGTGATCTACGAATACGAAGAGTGGCTTCGTGTTGGAGGAAAAGATTCTGGCATTGACGCGCCCTTTACTCCTGTTGCGTATGACGTTGCCCGAATACTTACGGAGTCACCATCACTTGAGCTTGAGCTTCCAAGTGTTGTCTCTGAGCTGACAGAAGAGTTCAATGAAGAATATGGCGTTGCCAATTACACAGGCGATGTGCCCGTTGAAGACCGTCTGACTGGCAAGACGGCATGGGAAAACAACGAAGTCCGCGTAATGATTGCGACCATGGGAGCTGGCGGAACCGGAGTTTCGTTCCACGACAAAACCGGGGTTCGCGAAAACGGAACAGCTCAGGTCAACCTGTCGCTGCCATGGGTTGCCGCCAAGGTTGACCAGGTTGCCGGTCGAGTCGCTCGATACGGCATGAAGTCAGAAGTGTCGATTGACTGGCTGTTTTCCAGGTCGCAAGAAATGCCGTTTGAGGAAGTCCTTGCTCGGCGCGTTGCCTCCCGAATGATGGACATGAACGCCGTGGTGAAGGGCATCTCTTCCCATGAGCTTAAGTCCACTGAAAAGCTTTTGGCTTGGGACTTTGATGGCAGCGTCGATGCCTCAGACGCAATTCTGAACGGGTACAAGGGACTGGAGGAGTCAAACGATTCTGCCATTCGCAAGCAGGATTACATTCGGGCTACTACTGAGCAGGAAAACAAGGGCGGCGTCAAACCACCCAAGAGCGTCGAAACTGCAGTTACTCCAAGGCCCATGGCAATGCTGCTTTCTCGCCTTGTGGGCGCTCGTAACCCGGACGCTGCAAAGCAAAAGGTCCTGGACCCAACCGTTGGCACCGGGGCAGCCATTCGCTATGTCGATCCTAGCCACACGGTTGTAATCAACGACCCCAAGAAAACACACATTGGCAGGGCGCTGAAAATCGCCCCCTTGGGGACAGTTTCGTATGAGGCAAGGTTTGAAGACCAAGCGGCTGTCAATGAAATTCGGGCCAGTGAGGGAATGTTTGACAGCGTAATTGTTGTCCCGCCAGTAACTCCCAAAAACGAGCTTGAAGATCCACTGGCGTTTACTCATATCCAGAATGGATACGAGCTTCTTCACGACAACGGTCGCATGGTTGCCGTCGTGCCCGAAAGCATTGTGCTGGGAGATGAAGTGACGGGCCGGGACCGATTCCAGGGCTGGCTAAAAACAGTCAACGCAACTGCTGTGCTTTTGCCTAAATCTGCCATGGGATACGACGCGGTCCTGTTTGTCTTTGACAAGGCGTTTGACGGGTACAGCGAATCAGAATTCCGCCATTTTGACGCACGCTCATACACAAACCTTGGCGTAATTGAAGAACAGGTCGGCCCTAGGCCCCAGCTTGAAGGCACAGAACAAGAAACGCCAATCGAAAACGACACCAATGATCCCGACACTACGGCAGAAGAAAACATCGTTGGCGACATGTACGCCAGCGACAGTGTTCATGTGATGCTGTCAGACCGGGAGACTCTGAGGCGACTTGATCAGCCTGCAGAAAAACAAATGTCTGCGGGTTGGGGTACGGACGAATATACCGATGCACTTGATGGCGAACCACATTTGGTAGAACCGCCTCCGTTGCCTGGAAATCTTGCGGAGTCCATGCCGGATTTGAAGATGAATCAAATCCGGTTGGATTTTGAACGCGCAATGCGCCAGCCCATTCGGAAGATTCGCCAAGGGAGAAGAAGAAACAGCGGCGGTTTTTATAGCCCAAAGTCTGGTTTTATCGCCGTCAAGTACAGCAACAATTTTATCATACAGGCCCACGAAGTCGGCCACTTCTTGCACGACAACTTTGGACTGATGTCTGAAGTTGGCCTGGATCTTCCTAATGAGCCCCTCGGGATGGTTCTTGATAGTGGCTTTGGTTCAGCACAGCAAAGAGAAATGCTGGACCAGTTTGACAATGACATGGCGTTTTGGATCAACGCAAACGGCTCAAGCGCCAAAAAGGCAAGCTCTCCAAACTACGTTCGAGGTGAAATGGTTGCGGCGTTTTTGGTTGAATACATGTTCAACCCAGACAACGCAAGGGCAGTATCTCCGTGGTTTACTCAATACCTTGAGCAAAAGCTCAACGGCACAAACGCAGGAAGACTTGCTCTTGCCGGGATACAGGCTTACGGGCTAAAAGTTCGACATTTCCACACTCAAGACAAATTGAAAAAGGTGCGCTCTGCAATCAGCTACCCGTCAACGTGGAACAGGCTCACAATGTCAATTTCAGACCGCTTTAAAAAGGCAGTCTCTGATTTTGATGCCAAGCCCGCAATTAAATGGGGTTGGGATAGATTTGTCTACGAGGCTGTTGACGACTTGGTTTACCTGAAACAAGCCATTGACGAATTGGGCACAGAAGCCCATGGCCCAGATTGGCAGAAAAAGGTTCGGGGCAGAAACAACCCCCTTGTAAGAATTTCTGCTCAACACGGGCACACTGACAGATTCTGGGAACAAGTTCAGAATGGCGTGCGAGACATCCTCACCGGACGAAGGGTAAACGACATTGGCTTCCAAAACATCCTGGAAGCTCTTGCCCCAATTACTGATCGTGGCGGAATTGGAATGGGTGAAGCCTATCAAAACTTTGAGGCTTTTATGCTTATTCAAAGCGCCCACGAGGACGCCTTGAATAACTGGAAGTACGCCGAAGATCTTGGTCGTCTTTACACAGAGTTTGTAATGACTTCCGAAACGGCGGCAAACCTCAACGATGCAATCACTAGCTCGAATGCTCTTTTGAGTGACATGGCAGAAAAAATAGAGAAGGGCAAACTTGATCCCGAAGACCCTGTAGTTGTTCGGGGGAGACAGCAACTAGAAAATGCAATAAATGAAAGCATGGACTCTTTGTCTGTAGCCCGACAACAATTGCTATTGCTTGAAGAAGAAATTGCTCTCAATGCAAGAAGGCTTTACGGAAAGAGGGTCCCAGACTTTCTTCAGTCAAAGGGACTTGGAAAGACTTCGCCCGGTAAAGCTATTGAGGCAATTAACCATTACGCAAAAACCAAAAACTACAACTACACGCCAGTAGCAGGCGGGTTTGGATCTTCTGAAGCCCAAATAAAAGAAGCAATGGAAGTAATTGAGGCGCTTGACTCCGAAGTCCGAGAGGCTTACGAAGAAGCCGGAAGAATGTGGAGAGAATGGGCACGTTCAGCAGTTCTAAAACCCCTTCTTGACAGCGGGCGCATTTCCCAGGAACTGTATGACGAAATAGTTAGCCAGCGCGACTTCTACGCAACAATGCAGCGCCTTCGCTCTGATGTTGAGGGTGAGGTCAATGTTGTTCCAGACACCCACTCAACGGGCATTACACTTGGCAAAGACCGCAAACCGCCAGAGCGGCGAGCTGGTAGCCTTGCAATGTTTGTGTCGCCAACTGACGCAATGTTCAAAATGGCACACGACGCCCAAATAGAAGCAGAAAGAAATTTGACAGCGAAAGCAATTGTTGAGTTGCTTCATTCAACCCAGGCCAAGCGACCTGAGCCAAACCTGTTTGATCAAGACATGCCGCCTGAAAGCCACAAGGTTCTTTACCTTTTGAAAGATCCGGCGGATGCGTATGACGGCGGTAGGGTTACAGCAGACGTAATTACCGTTTGGAACAACGGCGAGCCGATGTATTACAAGGCAGCAGACCAGAAAGTGGCTGAATCTTTTGCTGGCCTTGGCAGAACGTCAGACTGGGGGATGTTTGAATTCATAAACACCGTTCGCGGCGCCATGCAGTGGAACATTACTACTACATTGGGCTTTTCTGTATATTCCCGTTTCCGCGATGGTTTTGACAGAGCCATCAAATCCAGAGGCGGCTCCAAACCGTGGGACAGCATGGAAACTGGTCGCAGGGCACTTCGGATAGCTAAGACCGGGAAACTCTCTGAATGGGAAATGGCTAGAGAAGATTTCCAGGAGCTTGAAAGCAAAATGGTTTCCCGTGGCGGCAGCGTGGTTGGAACTTGGTTTTCTGTTCGGGGTGGACGAAACCGGTACGACAAGGCGGTTACCAAAGCAATCAAACTGCACGAAGGCAACCGCAATGTTGTGCTTGGAACTGCAAAAGACTTTTTCAAAAACTACCAAAACTGGAAAAAGTCTGGCGAAATGAAAAACCGCCTTGCTGAATATGTGCGCGTTAGTAACAAACTTATTGAAGAGGGCCTTGACCCGTATGACGCCGAACTGGAAGCAGTACAAGCCAGCAGAGATCTAATCGAATTTGCCGAAGGCGGCAGATCTGCAAAACAGATATCTAAGGCAATTATGTTCTTCAACCCAACAATTCAGGGTCTGAGATCTTCTGCAAGGGCAGCAAAAAACAACCCCGGCCTGTTTATGGCTCGACTTCTTGCCTATTCTGTTGCACCCTCCATATTCATGTACGCATGGAACTGGGGCATGGACGCAGATGAGGAATATGAAGAACTGCCTGAATGGGAAAAGGTTTATGCTTGGAACTTCAGGATTCCAGGATCAAATAAGTGGCTTCGTATTCCGAAACCATTTGAGCTTGCTGCTCCCGGCACAATTACGGAAATGTTGGTCAGAGACATATTCACCAACAGCCCTGACCCCTACGGGGGTGTAAAGCATCTTGGCAGCACTCTTGGTGGTCCTGTCTCTGCGCTTTACTCGCAGCCTCTTGGCATTTTTACCCCGGTCGTCACAAAGCGCACCAATTATGATTTCTTCTTCAACAGCAATGTTGTGCCCATTTGGGATGCCATGAAACCAGTTGCCAGCCGCAACCAGAAGTCAATGGCAAACCAGCCTGCTTTCAGTCAAACCAGTATTGCCTCACTTATTACCAGCATTGCGACGGGCGATATAACAGACGAAGAATCTGCCCTTACTGCTTTTACAGAAGAAGGCAAACAGGACCCCAGGATGGTTTCGGCGGTTTGGAGGGCCATGGGAGGCATTTCTGGCCAAACGATTAGCAAGGCTTACCAAGCTGCAGTGGATCGTGACCCAGAAAGCGTTGGCGATCTTTTGCGATACTACACCGGCAAAATCATTACATGGGACGATAAGCCCGCAAGAGCAAGCATCGACCGGTTCTACGAGACGGCTTCTAAGCTGAAATTGTTCCCTTCCGACCAAGCCCAGAACATTTCGAGTTCGGTTGCCATTTGGGAGGTAACGGAAGACCCCGAAGAAAAACTTTTGCTTGGCCGAGCCCTTGTGAATCTGGTCCGAACATATAATAAAATCAACCAGATTCAGCTCGAAGCAGAAAAAAAAGTACAGCGGGAAAGAAATAGAGCAGAAAAGAAACTCAGAGAAGAAGAAAAGAAACTCAGAGAAGGAAAAAAGTAAATGCCCAGACCCAGAAAAGACCCGACTGAATCCATCCGCATCCGCACTGAAACCAAGAACACCATCAAGGTGATTTCAGAACACTTTGGCGTTCCTGTCGTAGATGCTATTGGAATGATTGTTGATGGATTTGCCAGGATGAGTGAAGCTGACAAGGCCATTTGGATGGGGACTCAGGAAGAAAAGCTTGAGCCCAAAGTGGTCAATGGGATGGTTCTCGGCAGTTACTTGCAAAAGAAACTTGCTGAATAAAAACACTCCCCCCGCCGCGAGCAGCAGCAGGGGGAGGAAGGGGGAAAAAGAGAAGAGTCTTTTTACTACTCGCGGGGGAGAAGCTGCGCCACGCGCCACCAGTCAAGCGTAAGGGTCTTGGTAACACCTTCGCCAGTCTTGGTAGTAGCAAGCAGGCCCATGTTCACCGAGTCCGGGAACGTAGCTGCTGCAATGTTAGTGGCCGTAACCGAAGTAGCGGTTTCTGCGCCATTCACGTAGAAGCGAATCTTCTTACTGTCTTCTTCTGCGGGATCGTAGACAAGGCCAAGCTTGACGTAAGTGTCAGCCACAAGCGTGTGAACGCCCGTTTCTACATCTGCTCTAGTTTCGCTGCCCTTTTGGTAGACAGTGCCAACTGCTGTTGGACTTGCAGTCAAAACCTTGAAGCCAATGCAGTCTGCTGTAGCGACAAGTTCCGCAGTGTCATCTGCAAGAAAATCTGCGACCATGTCTGCTTCCGCAGCAAGGCCGACAAAAATTCCCATGTCCGCAATCGAACTCACCTTGACCCGGCATTCAAACCAAAGCTTTGCAGCTTCTCCAGCCGCGTCAGAGATGTGAGCCAAGTCCACAGAGGTGCCAAGCATTGACTGGTCGTTGTTAGTGCCGCCAGAAGTAATAGCTACCCGTCCGTTGAGTGTGTCAACAACATAAACAGGAACGTTGTCGCCAAGGCCCTGATAGCCATCGCCATTCTCGATGTTGGAAACAAGGAAGTTGTCAAAGTGGTGAATGCCGACACTGGGGTCGTGCATCATTTCAAGAGTAGGACAATCAGCCCAAATGATCGGGCTGGGCCCGACAGTCGTGTCGGTTGCGTCCTTGTACTGAGTGTAAGTAGGCATGTGTTCCTCGTCTTTCTATCAGTTGCTATAGGAGCTGGTTGCGAGGATGAAGTTACGACGCCTGTCGGTACACATGAGGTTC